TTTTTTGCGAGTCTGCACTTCATAAGTATTTTCCGAAGGTTCTTCACCTTCACCTAAATACCTATTGTATTGTGCCATTCCTCGGTCAACTTTACGGTTTGGATGATCACGGGTGTCTTCGCCGTTGGGCATATTTATTCCTTATCTTCTTTAGATGTGTCAGTATCTCTAGCATCATCAAGCATTCCTATTGATGAAAGAAATGCAGGATGGTTTTGCATAGGGTGCCCAAAGTTAGCGTAGACAACATTGTCTACACGCCTATTTGGATGACGGGAAGTGTCTTCACCTTTTGCCATTATTTACCTTTATCTCAGTAACCATCATGAGGGGCTACATGAGCGGTGGTGTTACCGTACACTTTGTATTGTTTTCCAACAACGCCTCCCCAAGTAGCGTGGGATGGTTCTTGTTGTACTGTCAAAGCATCTGTGGAATCTCCCCCAGTGCTTTCAGCACTAAACATATGACTTCCCCCAACATTTCCCATGTATGTTCCTACCTGTTCGTATGACTTTACATGTTCCCTACTAACCTTGCGGTTTGGATGGTGAGCGGTGTCTTCGCCGTTAGCCATTGTCAGTCCTCGTATTTATCTGATGAATAACCATGATCGTCAACAATTTCGGCAGGATCTTTACCTTGGTAAGCCTCTTCCATATGAGAGTTGTCACTGTATGCAAGAGCAGAGTTATGGTTTTGAGTGTTGATGGACATTGGACGTGAGGGAGTTCCACCATGTGAACTGCGTGGGTCTCCAATTGGACGACCTCTGTGATCTGTAGGCATATTTACTTCCTTATCTCTTTAGATACATTTTACCATTTAGCGCCAACGAGGGGCGAGAGATTTCAACATAGAACGACGTTCCATGCTGATTTCTTGAGCGTCTTTTCGGCTCATGTCTCGGGGAATCCCTCGGGGACCGACTTTTCCATCATTAGTGAGGCGGACAGGTTCGGCACCTACTGGAGCAAACTTTTTACCCTGTGCTTCCATCTCTAAAGCAGTGAAAAGGTTGAATTCATCAGGCCAAATGTAGTCACTCTGATTAATCCTTTCACCTTTGTGAACACCACGGCTGTACTGCCGAGCGTTCATACGGCTTAAAGAACCAAGGATCTTGTCTTGACGGCGGTTAGCCGACATAGTGCCAAGGTAACCATCAGGGTAGTTAGTGTCAGGCTGTGAACGGTACCCCGACAATTGGGAGTCTTTGGCGTTACGGAAGACTGGGGCAGGACCGTAAGCAACTGCTGTGCCAGCCCCCGGGGCTTCTGAAGGGCTATTCCAAGAAGTAAAAGTAGGTGTCTGTTGTGACATTAGATGTTTACTTGTCCAATACCGCTAGGTGAGAAACCACCAATAGCATCAGCGCCAGTTGGTTCAATAGGGCGAATACGGTAACGAGCACCGCCACGCTCACCAATCAAACGATTAGGTGTCCGCATTGTTACTGCGGGCTGTACTTTCTTCTTTTTAGCCATTACCCGCCAAATTCGTCATCTCGGTGCAAGTTGCCACTCCATGTAGGCTTTTCCCATTTATGTGACATACGTTGACCTGAACTATAATCAACTCCTCCGAAGAAACTTGCCGTTCCCGCTTTTTCATCATGGTGAAAACTTGCATCGGATACGGAATATTGTGGTTTATGGTCATTACTGTAGGTTGTTACGTCATGGCGACCTTCTTTACCTGCAGTAGGGGTTGTCCTAACGTACCCACCACCTTTTAGTAAGTAGCGCCCACGACCTGATGGTGCAGAAGCAGCACCAGATTGTGGAGACATAGTTTCTTTAGAATAATTGCCACCACTAGGCCGATTTGAAGATGCGTCCCTAACCCACTCGTCAGCACCATTGTCGGCAGGTTGGGATGGTGCGGGGGCGCCATCACCTGCGTAAGGATAATCATTACGTCCTGAATAATGGTTTGAACCTGCACCGCCACGAATTTTGTTAAAAATGCCCATGATTACCTCTGTATCGGTTTGAATGCAATAGCAGAAATAGTTTCGCCATTGTCACCTTGGATATCGTCAAAGCCAATTATAAACGATAAATCAATACCCCGTGGTGCTACAAAACCACGGGCGATTGCTGCTGCTTTTGCGGCTTGGTTGACAGCAGATGCACCGATAGCACGCATTTTTGGGTTGTGCCCTGCGGTGACTGATCGGGCAAGAATAGACCCTACGCTTTGAGGGTTGCTAGAACCTGATACTTTGATCACGTCCTCAACGATTGAATGCATTTCTTGAGACATAAATTACTCCTAGTAAAACAAAGATTGTGTTGCCCTTGTATTTTAGGAGTAGTCAGCCTCAGTCAAGAGGTCAATAAAATCATCCAACCTCATCACAACGTAAGTTTCACCTAACGCTTTTTCCCCTTTACCTTGCCTCTTCACGACCAATGCAGGTACAGCGTTGCCAAGGCGGGTAGCCTGCTCCACGGTGTCGTTAAGCCACTGGCTCAATTGGAACTGCTTTTGGTTCTTACACTGGACGGCTACTTTGCGAAGAGTGGAGCGACGGGCAATCCCGTTAACATCTCCCGTATCATTGCCACCTGATAAAGCAGGGCGGTGAGCGTGAATAAAACCCTTAGAAATTAAATAGTCTCTTACAAGTACCTCAAAGGAAGTGCCTTTGGCTTTGGCTTTGTTGCTCATCTCAGCAGTAGTTGTTATCTATGATTGATTGAACAATATTGGTGTCATTAATTTTAGTAATTGGAATTTTCTGAGCGTGATTGTGAAGCAAGCAATTCTCTGACTCCTCAAACCACCTAATAACATTTTTTATATTGACGTTGATGCTATCTTCGGCTTTTGCTTTACTTCCCATTGTACCCTGCGTCTTCTAGAGCCTTTAAACCTTTGGGGGTAATCGCCCAAACGTGTACTTCTACGCCTGCACGACTTTTACGTCTAAGTTCAGTTTCAAAAATATATCCAGCACTTTTAAGGTCTGACACTTTATTCCACCAGCCATACGTTTCTCGCCCTTCGGGAATATTTAAATAAACACCAGCCTCATCGGTGGTTAATGTTTTGTTTTCAGCAAAAGCAGCAAGGAACTCATAATGAATGCTTCCTTCTACAATTTTTATGTTTTTTGGCTTTGGTTTTTTACTAGATACCCCAACCTCTCCCAGTAACAACCTCAACCGTTCAATCTCTTCAGCGGCTTCTTTACAATCCGCTACTTTAGGCAGTTTGCGTAAACGCTCAACAATATCAACCATTGGGGATCATCCTTTTTAAACGCTTGACCTCGTGTTCTAAATCCTCTATTTGTTTAATCATTGCTTTCCAGTCATCACGGAATCTGTCTCTATCAGCGATGACCATCTTCAAATTAGTGTCGTCTTGTTCAATCATGGTTGTTTCCTTAATCTCCTGAGTAGTTGTTGATGCTGTGGTCTGTGTAAGTGTCCCCGCATGCACAAGTGTGCGTATAGAGAATGTTCCAAGTTCCAAGAATCTTGTTCCTGTCTCCCTGTTCTGTGATTTCATACTTGTGGAAGTGCGCTGTTGCAATGTATTCCATTGCTTCTGCGTGGGTTGCTTTTTCATTTCGGTAACGAAACTGCTCGTACGCTAAAGCATGTGGGGTCGCTAAAACTTCTATAACTTCTGCTATGTGTACATCGGAGAACCGCTGGATTGTACGCAATGCAAAGTTTTTAATGTCTCCTATAGTGCCAGTAATGTTGGGTTCTCCAAAATAGATGTGAACAAACTCATTCCACTTTTCAGGGCAACTATATGCCATACGCATAAGGTATTCCAACTGTTGGCGACGGTCGTAACTCAAGAAGTTTGGGTACCGTGAGCCATTTTCTATTTCCCATGAATGCAAAACGCCGTGGCAAACGGACTGTGCGTTTTGAACAAGTTTATTGAACTCACGCTTATCTTCAGGAATAAGGATGGGGAACAAGTTGAGCATTTTGTCTAGGTTTAGTTTGGTTTGTGTGTGCATGAGTACACAGTACCAACTGGGTGTGACAAAGCAAACCTCTACGGCATGTATTTTGAATGACGGCGTTCTTGGGGTGCCATAGAGATGCGACGGCTTAGTTCCCGAGAAAGAAGTTGGGCACCACGCTCACAGCGTTCAAATACAGAATCAACCAATTTACGGTATGCCCGTGCCTCAAGGTGTTTGTTTTGATACCTGATGACCTCGGGGTCTACGTCACGACGAGCCTTGGCAAGAGTGACTGTGTCGCCTTTAGTAGTGCTACACCATTGTCCAATCAGTATCTCTGCTTCTATAACCTTGAGGTCATTAGCAGAGCGCTCTTCAATGATCTCTGCTTGCACCAATTCAGATTTAGCAAAAGACATCCACCCCATGAAGACACGGTAGACCTCCATCAAACTAGCGTCTGATAACTCGTCTAGGTTCTCCGGAATCTCCGGCATCTCCACTATCGGACGGTCGGGGAGGCTGAAGTTCTCGTTGAACTTCTCCATCGTTGACTTCGGGCGTGAACTGATCACTCGTTTCGTCGTTGGTTCCATAATCTCTCCAGCATATTTTTGAGTAGGGGCATTGTTTGCATGTTTTGTTTTTTTCATCCTCTATCCACGCTGGTCGCATGGGAGGGATACCTGATGCTACGCATTTCTTTACCATTACACAAGCACTAAGAATGGGCGCCACAAGTTCAGGCATAAACTTGACAGTGAACTCTTTTACTTCTTGTGTGGCTTTCCACTCATATAGAAAAACTAAATCGTGGATGCCAGTAGCGTGCATGTAAAGCATCGCTTGACGAACGTGCGAAGGAAAAGGTGTGCGAAGTTTCTTCCACATTTCATCGCCGTTGCCATTGCATTCTTTATACAAGTCGTAGTTCTCAAAGCGAAAGGTGCCTACACCTAAACTTTTAATCTCAATGAGCATGTCTTTGCCATTGATGTTTACATGCCCGTCTGCGTGACCTAAAAGCAAATGGTCGTCGTCTGATATAGGAAGTTCGGCTTTAATCATTACACCTGCTTCAGTCAGCCAATTCTGCCATTTACGGTGGATGAGGTGACCCTCTTCAAATACGTTGAGACGTTGAAAAGTAAAAGACTCATCGCTCTTCTCATAGCCTTTGATTGTGTACCAAGAGGAACGAGGGCACCAATCTTTCTTACATATCTCTGAAGGGTGTAGATGCTCTGTGTCTCGTGTTGACTTGAGTCGTTTCTCAATGAGCAGTTGTTGTACAACTGGCACCAATGTGCCATTGGCTGTCAGCGACTTTTTAAACTCTTGTAGGTGCCATGGTGTGTCACTCATCTAATCCTGCCATCGTTATAAAGTCGTCTTCGGGAATAATGACGTAACGACGACCACCAAGATCAAACTGTAGGACGGGCGTACGATCTTCTAAGATTGCTCGCTCACGCAACTCCACCAAATCAGCGGACTTAATGGTGTAACTTTTCTTGTTGTCGGTGAACTTGTTCTCTAAAAGAAACTCATGTGAACGCACATCGTTTTTACGAAGCCATCCTGAACCTGAACCAGCATTGCGACTGCCCTTATACAGGTCGGCTGTTCGGACCTCTTGTTTTTTAGAGGTCTTCATTATTTGACGTTGGTTCATACTGGTTCGGGGATGCCTAACTTGGTGTAAACATCGTGCTTAATTTCTTTCTGCAACATGATGTCTTCACGGAAAGCGGCTAGTACCGCATCTTTACCTTGCCATTTTTGGTCACCGTAAGAATAGAAAGCACCAGCACGGGTAATGATGTCGTAGGTGATACCGATGTTCACCATGTCTTTGATGACATCAAAGTCACCAAACTTGAAACCTTGTGACTGCGTAAAGTAGAAGTCAATAGTCGCTACTTTTTGAGGAGGGAATGTCTTGTTCTTAATGGTGCGTGCTTTGATAGTTTGACCGACTGTTTCATCTTTGTCTTTCAACCACTCGTCACGCTTTACTTCAACACGAGCAAAGTAGTGGAAGTTCTTAGCCTTACCACCCGGTGTTGTGCGGTTGTCTCCCCACATCACACCAATCTTTTCACGCCATTGGTTAATGATGATGCCTGTGCAACCACGGTCTTCAGCAATGAGTGAACGACGTTGTGCCTTAGAAGATTTACGAAGGAACTTGCCAGTAAGGCGAGCACCTAAACCAACAGTGAACTCTTCCATTAGTTTTTCTGCTTCATCGTCAGGTACCAATGCTGGCAAAGAATCAATGACAATCATGTCTACTGCACGGTTAGCCAGTGCCTTGATGACAAGATCGTAGACGTGTTCCATGATGTTGGCTTCAACAACCCACAAGCGCTCTAGGTCTACACCAATGGCACGAGCGTATTCAGGTACATACTCTTCAGCGGCTACCCACATAGCAATAAAATTAGGGTCTTTAAGTTGATTAGCCGCAATTGTCTTATAAGCAAGTGCAGTTTTACCTGATGACTCATCTCCAATGATCTCACTCCATTGGTTCATAGGCCACCCACCACCAAGCATGAGGTCATACGCAAGTACACCAGTGGTAATACGTGGGAGTTCCTCTTTTACACAGTTACCTTGAATGATGACACCGTCACCATATTTCTTGTTGACGGACGCAATGATAGAGGCAAGTGATTCACGGGTTGTTGACATATTTTTCCTTAACTAATCCATGAGCCTTGGCTGGCTTGGTCATACATACCATTCCAACCACACTCATAGCAACGAGGTGCGGGGGAAGCGCCATTGACTGACGTTCCCTGTCCTTTTCCTGTTCGTGTAAATACATACGAACTTCCGCAATCAGGACACGATCTATCTTCTTTACGAGCGGCTTCACCGCCCTTTGTTATTCCTCGCTGAAGGGCTTCAGTGAAGTTTTCGGGGGGTGGGCTATCATCTGCACGGCTTGTACGACCTGACGCAGGGTGAGAGGCTTGTTGGGACTGAGGAAATCTAATTGATACTTCAGTTGGGGGTAATGCAGGTCTAGGTGTCGTTGGGCGTTCACCTGCCAGTTTTTTTGACCACCAGTCACTCATAGTCCTCACTGTCCTCGTCGTCGGAAAAGAAATCTTCTAACATGATAACGACTTTATCGGCATCAATCAACTTATTGGTGATGGCAATTCCAAAAACCGTAAGAATTTCTCTCAACTCATCAGAGTTAGATCCCAACTTATCAAAGTGTTTTAAAAATCTAATAAACCAATCGGAACCTTCAACAATTTCTTGGTATATCTCTGTAGCCACAAAGATACCCCAGCGAGTCATTACGTCTGTTTTTTCAAACTCTTGTACTTCTTCTGATGGTGGAGGGAACCCCATCTCTTGTGCGTAGTACTGACCTTCAGGAGCGGACAACATTAGGTAGAACATTCGTTTATCTATTGCGTTCATTATCCTTTTGCCTCCGACCAAGATCCTGCAACATGGCAAGACACTCTTAGGGGTACCCCTCTAATGACTTTGCCTTCCCCCATAGCGTCAATGAACTTGGGGATAAGGTCGTAAGCGGTGGCTTGAGGCACAGCGGCTACGAGTTCGTCGTGTACTTGTACTAACATGTGGGTATCCGTTCCTTGTAAATCTTCTGCTACGGAAATCATAGCCCTTTTACAGATGTCGGCGGCACTGCCCTGTACAACAGCGTTTACAGCCTGTCGTTCGGCACGAGAGCGCTTCTCATCGTCAGAAGAGCGTAAGTCAGGGAGACGTCTGTAACGTCCTGCCATCGTCTTTACATAGCCTTTTGCCTTGCCTTGAGAGATGACTTGGCGCTTCCATTTGGTGATCCCTGAGAATTGCTCGTAGTACCTGTCAATCATGTACTTGGCTTTCTTATCGTCTAACCCTGTGGTGCGAGCCAGTTTCATGTAGCCACCACCGTAAGCGGTAAGGAAGTTAGCGCCTTTTCCAATTTGCCTTTCTTCAGACGTAACGTCGGCTACGTCCTTGTCAAACAACAAAGCAGCAGCACCAGCATGAATGTCAATGCCTTCGGTAAAGATGTTCATCATTTGCACATCTTGCGAATACATAGCCATTACCCGCAACTCAATTTGGTCGTAGTCAGCCACCATGAGTAAATACCCCGGAGGTGGGATGAATAGCCCACGTACGCTGGAGTCTCGTGGGATGTTCTGAAGGTTGGGGTCACTAGAAGACAGGCGACCTGTGGCTGTACGGTGCAAGTGGAACGAAGGATGTAAGCGTCCTTTGTTAAGTTTTGGCAACAACCCATCAACATAGGTTGATTTAAGTTTTTGAGTTTCAGACCAATCCAATAGAAGTTGAATTGCTGGGTGATGGTGGGCTAGTCGTGTCAGTGACTCGGAGTCAGTAGAAGGAAAACCTTTAAGGGTGGTCTTGAAAGGCTTAAGTCCTAAACCACCTTCACGCTTTTTATTAAACAAAAACTCTTGTTTGTGCTTAGTAGAGTCGGGGTTGAAACCTATAGGAGCGTACTCAGATAATGCAAGAAGGGTGTCCCGCATCTTGGCGTCCAACTCTTTACCCAGCACTTTGAGTTGACGTGAATCAACTGGGATGCCGTTGTTCTCCATCTGCATAAGAACACTAAGTACCTGACTGTCCTGCTCAAACACACGGATCAAGTCATCTTGATTCTTTATTTGATTCCAAAGGCGGTTGTACAACATCCATGTCCAGCGCACGTCAAGGTGCACGTAGCGAGTTGCTGAATCAAAAGGAACGATGTCAATGATCTTTCCCAACTTGCCCTCACGAGCGTAAGCGCTGTGCTTATCGTAGTTGGCGTTAATAAGGTTTTCTAACGAGTACGACATCATGTTCTCGTTCAGACTGTGCTGAAGAATCATGGTGTCCGCATAAGGACCCGGTGGGATCTCCTCGTAGTACTTAGAAATGGAGCGAGCGTCAAACTTTACGTTGTGCCCTATCTTCAAAAGGTTGCTAAAGAAGAGAGGCTTGAGTGCCTCAAAGACTACAGAGCGTGACAACTGTGGTGGCGCTGGGCTGTAAACCGCTGGCTTGTTATAGCGAGCCTTAGCAGTAGAGTCCTGTCCGCTCTTCAAGACCTTACGGTAGCCATCAGGAGGCACTGTAGTGCCGTCACCGATCTCTTCAGGCTCTACGAGGTAGCCAAGGTTATGTCCCATTGGGATAGCCCATGAGTGACCTCGGGTGGCAAGACCTATCCAAAACACTTCATTGCGAAGTGGGTCAAGTGCCAACATACCCTTGTATTTAGATTCAATGTTTTCCCGTGCACGCTGAACGATGTCAGGGGAAGGGTTCTTTAACTTGGAAACGTGGTATTTCCAGTCGGCTTCAATGTGTTCAAGTAGGTCAGGGTGGCGCTCAAGTATTCCCCGTGTTTCAACGTCAAATACAAAACAACCCTCACGTTGAATGATGTCAATGAGTTCTTTAATTTCTTCTATAGAAGACACAACATGGGGCGCAGAGCGCCCCATGTCATGCGTGATTGGTTCAGTCACAACTAGTTTTAATCTAGTTCTTCTTCAGCAATACGTACAAGATCTTTGCGATTTGGAATTGCAATGATGTCGTTTGTGTACTTGTCGTTCAACAAAGAAACAAAACCTTCTTCGGTGATAGCAAAAAGTCCGTACTCTTCAAGGTCACGCTCACGTACCAACTGCAAGTTGGTTACGGTAGTTGTGCCTTTACCTGTCTTGGACACTGCCCAGTAATGTTTACCGAGGGGGCCTGTGCGCTCATTGTTGTTGAAGTTTTTCAACTGGTCAATGACTCGTGGTCCAATCTCAAAAGACTTCAGTACAGGCTCTTCGCCTTCGGCAAGGAGAGCAATGTTGAATGCAAAGCGACTGGAAGGTTTGTTACCTGCATTGCAAAGTGGGCAATCTTCCCCTAAGCAAACAAATGATTTCTGTCCAGTGCGCTCAATCCAATGCTGACGCCATGAGGCGAACGGAGCATCTTCAACAAACTTGATGATCTGTGGATCGTCAGTCACGGTCAAACGTGAAGCGTACGCAGAGTCAACCACTTTTGTTTGCTCTACGCCTGCCCAACCTGAGCGTACAATCTTGCGTACTTTTGCAGGTGGGATGTCTTCTTCTTCGTCGTCTTCGTCAGTGACCTGACTAGGGCTGGTAACAGTACGCTTGCGTAGCGTTGGAAGATCTTCATCTTCCTGTGCGTTCTTGCGTACTACTGGTTTTTGGAATTCTTGTTCGTCGTCTTCAAAGTCGTCAAACGTCATGGTCTTTGCTTCTTTCTTATCTTGGGTAATTGGTTTTGATGTGTTCTTTAAACTGAACCCATTTGGGTTCTCTGCTGTCTATGCAAAAGCGGTCAACAGCGTCAATCAGGAAATCTACCTGCTCAAGGCTGTAAAGCCTACGTCCTTTTGCAGGTTTTTCTCCAAAGTGCACTCCGTTGGGAGCAGGTGTGCGATACATCGCTTTAGGTATCCAACCATTGGATTCCCACATGCGTATCGTAACTGGCTTCCGCAGAAGTGCTTTTGCTAAACCACCAACAGTGAAGAAAGTTTTCTTCTCACCATTGATGGTGTAGGTCTTCGCCTTTGCACCGTTGTAACGGTCACTGGCTTCAACATATACCGACTTTTGATTAGGTCGGTTTTTGGGCGGACGAGTGCCGGGAAAGTCAGGCAAATCGCCAAACAGTTCCAACGGATCTTTCATACCTTAAATGCCCACGATTCTTTCTCTTCGTAAAAGCCCTGCACAACGGGAGCCAACTCTTTGTGCTCCCATGCAAGCGCAAGCATTTTACCTTCACTTAGGACTTCTACAACCTCTTTAACATCTTCCCAGTATCCATTTTCTTCCGCCCATTCTTTAGCAGCAGAAGTATTAAATGAACGAGAGACACGGCGCTCACGCTTTAGTTGCATGCCTTCAATCTCTACCCAGCGGTGACCTTTGTCGTCAACAACGCCGTTGGTGTCAATGTAGTCAGACAGTTCTTTCTTCATGGCGTCTTGGCGTTTAGTCAACGCTTCAATACCTTCTTTAGATTTCTTGAATTCTTCAGCAAGCCTTTTGATGTAGGCAGGATCTTGTACTGGTTGCTCTTGTCGTTTGATTACTCGTGGAGTTGTCATGTCATACCTCTGTGTTTGTTAAAAACTCGGAAAGTGACCCAAGGCTTAATTGAAAGTTACCTTGTGTGTCATAACCTTTGTCTATGAATGCTTCGTTGATTTTTCTTTTTTGCTGGAGCATTTCGTATTGCCGTTCTTCAATGCTCCCTTTCATTACGAACGAGGTAATAGTAACGTGGGGGTGTACAGATGACAACCTAATTATTCGTGCTTCTCGCTGATCCAATTTACCGGCAGACCATGGGAGGTCAAAAGAAATGAGATAGTTGGCTTGGGGAAGGTCAACTCCGTATCCTCCTGCGTCGGAAGATAAAAAGATACGACAATTTGGGTCTGTTTGAAATTGCTGTTTGGCAACGTCTCGTTCTTCTGCACCCATGCCACCCATGAAGAGGACGCTGTCCGCAATGTTTGCAGTTGCGGCTTTGATAATCCGTAGATTCTTTTTAAAGAACGAAAATAGAACCACTTTGTTATTTGGGTCTTCATTTAAAACGTCCTTAATGTAATCAATTACAGCGTCTAATTTTGGGGAAGCCGCATTGGTTGGGAGGATGCCACCTTTAATAACTTTGTCAGCATACGCACTCCCTTCATTAGAGGCTGGGTTGTTGTACAAAGACGCAGACGCACGTACCAACTCAGCGTTGTCACAAAGCATGCGGAGTACCGTGAGGCGAGCCATAATCTGCCCCTGTGCCTCATTCCCATCTTTACCGTTGTAGTGCGCCCAAAGGTCAAACCCACGACCATGCTGAGAGATGGCTTTCTGTATCTCTTGCAAAAGGTCTCTAGCAATAGTTTTGTATGCAGATGCACCCGCCCTATCAAAAGGCACAGGGATTACTTGGTTAATAACTTTGGGCAATTGGTCTGCAATGTCTTCTCTTGTTTTACGCACCATTGATTCCCCAAGGCTCTCATTAAGTTGTTTAAGGTTTCGGTAATGTTTTGGTTTCCCAAAGTGGTCACGAACAATAAAAGTACGATCAAAAATGTCAAACTTTCCAAGGATTGTTGGATCTACAAACTGCATAATAGAAAACAACTCTTCAGGTTTATTCTCTATAGGTTGCCCCGTTAGTGCAAAACGGTAATGACATTTACGACTTAAGCGTTTAATTAAACGAGACCGTTTAGCCGAAGGGGATTTGATGATAGTTGCTTCATCTATCACCATTGCGTCATATCCAATTTTTAAAAAGTACGCTTCGTCTTTAGTAAGTAATTCGGGATTAATAATTGTGTAGTGACAGTTAAGGGAAGTACGCCATAACGTCGCACGTTCTTTGGGAGTCCCGTCAATAACAACAACACGAGACGTTGTGAACTTCTTAATCTCTCGCATCCATTGATACTTAAGTGAAGATGGCACAATTACAAACACACGTTCTATTTCATTTGTGTCAAATAATGTTTCTATTGCAGACAATGTTGTAGGAGTTTTACCTGCACCCATAACCATAGCAAGAAGCATCTGCCCACGATCAACCATACGATCCTTAGCGTCTTCTTGAAAAGGA